CCATTCGTAATTCAAGTCTTCAATATAATCTCCATCAGCCCCCTCAATATCAATTTTCAATAACCTTTCCATATCTGCGTCAGCTGTATTTCCATCAAAAGTAAAAGCTGGTTTTTTTCGAATAACACCAGCTAAATCTCTTAATAAAATTACAAGTAAATGAATATCAGCATGGATATCAGAAAAGGTAATAATTTGAGACTCTGTACTTATTTTAGTATCGCCTACATCAGAATGTACAGGTGTTATATGAGATTCTAGTTTAATTTCAGGATAGTCAAATCCAGACATTGTATATAATATCAGTTATATTAAAAATTTAAATAAATTTTTAATATATATTTACTAAATTTGTTACATCAATATAACGCATTAATTCATGTACAGCATATGGTTTTCTTACTGTTACTTGTTTATTATTCATCTTTAGGTGATGAGAAAAATTATAGTTATCTACAAGATTGTATATTTCATTTTTTATTTCTTAATAAATAAAGTATTTATCTATTATTAACAATGTTTAATGTAATCTTCATATTCTTTATTATTCATTAAATTAAGATCATTTATATTATCTTCTGATTCTATTTGAACAATCCATCCTTTGTCTAATGGAGATATATTTATTAAAGATGGATCATCTTCTAATTCAATATTAATATTTATAATTTTACCAGAAATAGGTGTATATATTTCAGAGACAGCTTTAATTGAATCAATATCTAAAATAGCATCTTCTTTAACAACAATATTTCCTTTTTTAGGAAGTGTTACAAATACAATATCACCTAATGAATCTGCAGCAAATTTTGTTATTCCTAAAGTATAATATCCAATATCGTATTTTATATATTCATGAGATTTTGTAAATCTAATTGTACTACTAAAACATCTTTTCATAATATTATTAAAAACCATAATAAACTAATAATAGTATTCTTTTAAGACAGTACATTTTGCATAGAAAATATCAAATAATAATTTGCAAAGATCACAAATTTATATTTAACTAAATAATCCTATTTTAAATTAATGAATTTTACAGAAGAAAATGTAAATAGTAATGATATGACAGAGTCAAAGCTAAATTCTATATTATCTATTGGAGAGGAAGTAATAAATACAGAGGAATTAATTCTTCTTCTTAAAAATAAATCTAATATTGTTGCGTATGACGGATTTGAACCATCTGGACGCATGCATTTAGCACAAGGACTTTTAAGAGCTCATAATGTTAATAAATTTACAGATGCTGGAATTAAATTTAAATTTTGGGTCGCGGATTGGTTTGCATTAATGAACTTGAAATTAGGTGGTGATTTGAAGAAAATACAGAATGCAGGTAAGTTAATGATAGAAACATGGAAAGCTTGTGGAATGAATTTAGATAATGTAGAATTTATTTGGTCTTCTGAAGAAATTAATAAAAGAAGTGATGAATATTGGAAAATTGTTTTAGATATTGCTACCAAGTTTAATTTAAGTAGAATTAAGAAATGTACACAAATCATGGGAAGAGATGAAAGTGATGATTTAGCAGCTAGTCAAATATTTTATCCAGTTATGCAAGCTGCAGACGTATTTTTTTTAGATGTTGATATTTGTTCTCTAGGCATGGATCAAAGAAAGGTTAATATGTTGTGTCGAGAATATTCTAAGAAATCTAAAAGAAAGTTTCCTCCAGTAATAGTATCTCATCATATGGTAATGGGATTAGATGGGTCTGACAAGATGAGTAAAAGTAGTCCTGATAATGCAATATTTATGGATGATTCTGAACAGGATGTTAAAAGAAAAATTAAAAAAGCATATTGTCCACCAACTGAAGTAGAAGGTAATCCTTTATTAGATTGGACAAAGTGGATTTTATTTCCAATATTAGGTAAAGTCATTATACCAGGTAATGATAAATGGGAAATACCAGAAAAAATATATGACAATTATGAGGACTTGGAAAAAGATTATATTAAAGAAGATATACATCCTAATGATTTAAAACTTAGTATGGTATATCATATCAACAAATTGATGGAACCAGTTAGAAAACATTTTGAAGAAAATAATGAAGCTAAAAATTTATTAAAGTTAGTAAAATCTTATAAATAGATTAGTATCGAATTTTTAAACTAAACGGGTCACTTGTTATATAGTGACACTCATTATATAATGAGTGTCAATATATTTTTAAATTTTATTTTAAACATCAATATTAGTTGTTGTTATATTTTTATTATGTTAACTGGAACAAATAAAATATTTAAAAGTTTGAATATTTAAAATGAGACAAACTTTTATTTGATAAAACTATCATATTATTCAGTTGACTAAAAATATTTTTATTTTATAATATAAAATCTATTTATTATATATATATGAGTTTTTATGAAAATAAATACAAAAAATATAAGATGAAGTATATTAAAAAGAAACAAGAAATAATAAATATTGCAGATGAGACTATCGATATGACAAAAATATTAACTGTTCGTGATTGGAAAGATGAACATTATTTACTTTTTTTAAACATCGTGTTAATTGGTGCAGGAATTCGAAAGTGTTATTTGCATCCAGGAAATTTGAGGATACCATATGATAAAAAACATGTTGATGATGTAATAGAGATTTTAACTATTGACGAGTTAAAATATCTATATGAAATGATTGAAATGACAGAACAGGAAATGTATTTGTACGACGATGAAAGTAATAAGTATAAACAAACAACAGGTATTTTAGTGAAAAAAAAAGGAATAGATGTAAATTTTGATAAAATGGGATTAGGACTTCCAGATAGAATAGATGAAAAATATATTGGTGAAATGTTAGGATTTGGTAAATGTTCAGGACAATTTGGTACAACTCATACTCATACTCATGAACTACTTTCTTCACATGATGGTATAACGTTTATGTCTTTTTTATGCGACAATGACAATAAAATGCTAGTCTTAGATGGATTATATGACTTTATCAAAAGCAATAAATATCTTGAATTTATTTTTAACAATGGTGGAACATATTTTTATTATATAATAAATCGGAGAAAGCACTATGAGAAAGTAGTAGCATATAATGCTGAATCAATCGGAGAACGCACGCGGAGGAAGTAGTAGTATATGATACTTATGTCAGATGATCTGAAATAAAAACATTGGGATCTCTACTTCCATGTTTTGCTTTTGATGCTAATCGTGTTTGTATGTGTAAATTATTATATCAATCCACCTAATTTGTTATTGAAATAGGAAACTAACATAAAACCAACTACTGTAAATCCGATATAACCAGTCTGTTTTAAACATCAATATTAGTTGTTGTTATATTAGTTGTTGTACTGTTATTTGTTAAACTCATATTATTTGCACTTGAACTGTTTTCTGTTTTAAACTTTATATATTTTGATTTATACTTTACATACTTTATCTTTAAGATTATCAACTTCTGTATTTTGGTCATTGATTTCTATTTTTTCATGATTGTTAAAATTAAGATGCTTAGCAAAGAAACCAAGATTGATATTACATTTTAAATTAGGTAATTTATCTTTTATCTTTAGATTAATACGTGATGATAATAATATAAGTTTTTTATGACTTTGGCAAAATTTAATTAAAATATTATATTTTTCATCTTTTAAATCTTGAAGATCCAAGTTCATTAGTTTATAAATTAAAATACCTAAATTTGATAAATCATCAGAATTTATAATAACATTTTTTTCATATAAATCACTAATATAATTTTTAATAAATTTTGTCCATTTTATAAAATCTTTTTCATTTTTTAAATACTTATACATTGAAAATTTGTCAATAATAATACTTTTAATTTTATAATCAATAGTATCATTGAACAAATTCTTATTTAATTTACCTTGATAAAAAATAAAATCATGACACTTGTAAAAATATTCTAAATAATGTAGTTTATTAGATAAATCATACCAGCTTAAATTATTTATCATTTGATTCAAAATATAATTTGTCTTGTATACGAGTATTAGATTACTAAATAATGTTTCATTTCTTCTAAATAATTCTGATAATATTGTTGTTTTTTGTATAATATTTTTAATTATATAAATATATATGTAATCTTGGTAAAATTTAAAATTATATGTGATATTTTCTAAAGATCCATTTTGATATTGATAATAAAATTTAACTAAATTATAAAATAAATTTTTTAATTTTGGAGGAATACATGAAATTACAGAATTAGTTAAATATATTTTATCAGTATCAACAATCTTAATTAACATATCAATATTTAAAAAAGAAAAATACATAATTAATTCAAAGTTAGTATTTAATTTTTTTTTATTAAAAGTTAGAGGAAAATTATAATTCTTAAATAGAACTGTTAATATCTTCATTTTACTATCTATATCATCCGCATATTTTTCACTTAAGTATGACATAAAAGTCTTATCTTCATATCCTTTTTCTAAAATATCTAATTCAAAATCGATACTATTAATATCATATGAATTTAATTCCTCATTAACTAAATTATATTTTAAACTTGATATTGATGATAATAGTAATTTATTTTTTTTATCTTGAAATAAATACTTGTAAAGATTGACATTACTTTCATAATTTTCTCTACCAAAGATAATTTTACTAATACTTTGTTTAATTAGATTATCTTTATTAATTATATCTTTTAATAAATTATCAATAGTGAATAATTCTTTTAAAGTAGGATTGTATTCATAAAATTTACATTTTTTTATTTGAACTTTTATAAATTTATTTATTTGTAAATATTCTTTATCTCTTATTATAATTTCACTTTTAATAATTTTATCATTTGGTATTTCTATAAAATAATTTTTTCCTTCTATTATTGATTCAATCGGAATTTCCAATAATTTTTTTGATTCATAATTCATTATGTTTTTTATGTGTTCTTTAATTTCTTTGCTCTCACTTCCATTAAAATTTATCTTAATCTCATTAAAATAATTTACAAGTTCTTTTATTTTATTATTTACTTTATCCTCAAATTTAATATGTTTGTCTGGGTTAATTTTTTTATAGGATATTTTGTAAATCATACTATAAATTATATTTACTGAACTATTCAACACATTATCGTAATATGATTTTAAATCTAGAATATCAGAAAAACTCTCTCTTTTTTCAATATTAACAAATCCTTTTTTAGTTAGTAGATTGAAATTACTATATATAAATTCTAAATCAGCATAATTATAATTATTATTTATTTTTTTAATATAAGATAATAGGATTGAAAAGAAATCTAAATCACAATTGAATTTATGCATAAATGCTATTATAAAGTAAAATTTTGAATATAAAACATTATTCTCTAAAATATCAATTTCAAATGGAAAATCAATAGACAATTTAGTTAAACAAAAATCTAAGTTAGCTATAAATATTTCATAGTTACATACTTCATTTTTAATATTACTAATTATTAGTTTGTTACCACATCTATTTAGTTTAAAATTTAATTTACAAATTACATTGTCTTTTATAATTGGTAATTTTATTAACATATTATATATAAACTAAAATGTTTATTTAAATAACAAAATTAATATTATTTAATTCTATAACTACTTTTCAAATTTAAATATTAAGAATTAGCTATCAATGAATAAACTTTCTTTTTATATTCTTCATAATTCTCATTAAATAACTTTGATGCATCAACATTGGCAGGTGACTCTGTATTTGGATTATTTAACATAGATATTATACTCATCATAACAGAGTTTACACCATGACTTGGAGACCACCTTTCTGATTCTAATTCATAATTATATTGATCAACCCCTTCGTGTAATATTGATATACATACATTTCCATCTTTATAAATATTAGGATGAAGAATTTCAGAAGTAAATTTTACTTTAGGTGGATTAATTGGATAATCTTTTGAAAAAATAATATTTCCATTAAAAATACCTCCTTCATAAATTGTATCAGAAGGACCAAATATAGCAAATTCCCAATGTAATATATTAGTTTCATTTATATTAATACTATAAAATGGATTAGGATCATTAATATATTGTTTATATTCCTTTTGTAATCTTTTCATACTTGTCATATTATTTACAG